CCACTGTCCGTGTTTGCATCGTCGGAGTCTATCGTCGGTGAGGTTACTGAGGCTGATGAGTGCTGATCGTCTGACTCCCCCAACGACAACGATTTGAGCAATCTTGCAGCAAAGATCGTGACATTCAATGGAGCTAAGTTTTCGTCCAGCAGCTTCCCGAAACAAGTCCACCGTGAATCTGAACAAGTCGATGAGAGGTTCAGGGCCACTTGCACGACCTCCGAAAGTTTTGAGCGGGGCACCCGCAGGTCGTACTCTGCTAACGTCCCATCTGGGAACCTGACCTGTGTACAACAGTGATACCAACTCCCTAAACGATTTCGCCCATCCGATCTTCGAATCTGCAACATTGATAACTGTATCTGTTTCATGGAACTCCTCCGCTACTTCTGGTAACTTTTGTATGTACTGACGCTCAACACTGAAGCCTACGCCTGTGCCGCACAGAAGGACGTACATGAGTTCGTCAAAAGCCTTAGGGTGATCTATAGGCAAATAGCTACAGTTAAACCCTGCTACATTGTCACGCTCCAGCGCCTCACCAGCAGTCATCAGTGCCCTCATGCTGGGCATTACGTCCAGCTTGTGCACAGCATCGAATATCTCTGATACGTCAAAGTCGTTGAGGTGATCACGGTCAACCCAGAAGTTGATGTATCGGTTTACTGTCTCTTCCCAAGTCTCCCTACGCTTCTCCTCAGGCAAGTACCTAGCGTACCGTGACTTGTGTATGTACTGTTGGTATGCGTCCATCTATTCTGTTACTCCTAGTGTTTCATTAATGATTGCCTGTGCCGCTAACTGTAGGAGCATATACACTCCGTCAGGGTACTGCTCGTTGGACGCTACTTCAAACATCTCACCGTCCTCGTACATGACCACGACTACCTTTGGTTTCTTGCCCTCGTCCTCCTGTAGCGTAGCCTTTGCAGCAAACGCAGCCAGAAACTCAGCCGTGGTTATCTCCTTTTCTTCTGTCTTTGTTCCAAACTTGCCGTCAATTACTTTCATGTTTACCTCTCTTGTGGTACTCCTTGCACACTTGGTCAAAGGTTTCCCACATTGAATCAAACTTGATTTCGTACAGTTCCTTGATGGCAAAGTACTTGTTAATCATTGCGTCAGATGCTGTAGGGCTAATGTGGTCACTCCACTCTGCGGAGTCTAGGAAGTATCTAGTTACTAGGTCGATGTCCTTAGTGACGTTTGCGAAATCTAACATCTGCTGCTCTAGGTCAAAGATAGCGCTCACAAGGCGACCTCCTTGATTAACCACTCTAGGTACACCTTGGCCTTCCTGAGATCCTCTATCCCGTTCTTGTACTCGTATCTCCAGAGGTACTTCAGGCAGTTACCCTTGAGGTATCCCTTGTACTCCTGTGGGTGCATGGACGCCTTGATAGCTTCGATGGCCTCTATTGCTCCCTTGTTGTAGTGATCAGGCTGGGTCACAGGATTATGTTTGTCACTAGGGTGAAACAGTTTACCTGTGAAAGTCTTACTCTTGTTCACCTTGTCCCACTCCTGTGGCGGTACATCGTCTATGGATTTGTAGTCTGTCCACTCGTTCTCACCACTGCTCTTCATAGTACTCTTCCTCCTCTAGCTCTTCTTGAAACTCGTCTAACCTTTTCAGGAGCTTGTCTTCAAATCTGTCTAGTAATTCTTCAGAGGATATCTGCAGTGCTTCCAGAAGATCGTCAGGGTCGTACAACCGCAACAAACGATCCTTAATTTCTTCTAGTGTCAGAGACATAATCGACTAACTCCTTAAGTGTATCTATATTGTACCATAAAATATTGTGTTTGTCACACCACTCTGCCATAGTAAGTTTGGTACTTTTACTCACTTTCTGATTAGGCTTCATCAGGACAAATATGAGTTCGTACGTCCACGGTATCGACCTAGCGACCGCTCTATACTTCTGCGTGTCTCCTGCACGAAAGTATCCTTTGCACTCAATGAGGTACGTCCGTCCGTTTTTCTCGTACACGAAGTCTGGTGTGTACTTCCGTTCGATGATGTAGTCCACTTGGAACGGCTCGTAGCTAAAGCCAAATGGTTGTAACTGCGTTGCGACATCTCTCTCAAACTCCGACCTAAAGTTACCTAGTTTAGATTTCCGTGACCTTCGGCTCATTGACTACCTCTGTTAAATATCTTGGCCCACTTGAGTACAGGAACGTTCTTACTCCGGGCCAGCAGGTATGCTTGTAGGGACAGTAGGAACAACCGACGGCGAGCTTCATGTTTCCACTTTTGCCATCTGGTACTGCCTCGTGGCAATGCTCTGGTGCGTCTGGTTGCTCCACTAGCTTTTTTACGCGTTCAATGTGCTCCTCTATGTCGTAAGAAATCTTATCGTGAACGGGAGCCTGTGTGTCCTCAGAGTCGTACAAGAGGTACGTCAGGTGTCCGTTCTGTTTGTCCATAGCTAACCAACCAAACGATGTTTCACCTTCGGAATGTGCATATCCTTTAATCTGAGCAACGTATCCAAACGGATCATCATAAGCCAAACTTCCGTCCTTGAATTTCTTAAACCCAAAAGAGGACACGCTCTTAATATCAGTGACAACACCATCAATTTTGCAGTCCATAGACCCCGTAATACCCGCAACCTCACATTGTTTTTGTTCATCAGTCACCTCGTGTCCTGAGAGTCTAGTGAGAAACAACAGCATCTCTTCGATCAGATGCCCGTACATAAACTTGACGTAAGTGTTAGGAGTCATCTCCTCCTGTACGTCAGGATTGTTCACTACGTTCCAGAGATACCTGTCGTCACGCCCGATGTTTGACATACGCAGCTTACGTCCGTCACGTTTCTCTGTGAACAGGTTAGTCATCAGACGCTTACAGTTTTCACCAAAGCGGTCTATCTCATCGTAGAGGTCAACACCGTCAGCAGGAGTTTTGTCAGAGACTACCTTGTAGATATCATCTACCAGTGAGTAAAGTTTGTTCATGCCGTATCCTTGTGTTCTATCCAACGTAGTTTTCGTGTCTTAGGGTGAAAACCTAGGAACCTGACGTTGTGTTCTTTCTGTTTAGGAGTTCTCCCACCAATAATGTGTCCGTTCTTGTGTCTTTTGTTCAGCGTTTTTACGTCTATTAAAACACACTCGCCATCTTTGTAAGCTATCATATCTATAAACCCTGTTGATCCGGGATTAAGGAACACCTCATAGCCGTTGTCCCATAGCCAAGTAACTGCGTAAAACTCTGCTACGTCTCCGATTCTACTTTTGTCTGTCGTATTCATCAGTGTGTCTCCGCCCACGTTGATCCAACTTTGTACTCTCCGTCGAGTGGGCATCTGAGTTGAAATGAAATACCAGCCGCCTTGATGCACTCAACTGCGAGCCAGCCGAACTTCTCTGCTTGTTCTGTAGCCACCTCCGATTGTATCTCGTCATGTACGTTCCCTATAAACTTGTAGTCTATCTTGTGTTGCGTTGCGTAATCGTCCAGTAACACCAGAGCCTTCTTCATAATGATAGCACCTGCCGCCTGTAGTAACGTGTTCAGTGCACTATGTTCTGATCTGACCCAGAGTTTCCTTCCGTCGAGTCCGATAAGGTGACCCTTCCTAGACGCTTCTCCAACTCGTTCTCGTAGAGTTTCAAGAGCAGGTGTGTTTCGTAGAAAGCGCCTCCTAAGCTGATTGCCGTCTCCTGCAGTTCCTCCGACGATGCTTCCAATCTTTGCATCTCCTGCTCCGTAGAGGAAAGCATAGATGAAAGTCTTTGCCTGAGGTCGCGTTGCAAGTCCCGCAGCAACTTGATTTCTGGTGTGAATGTCTTCTCTAAGTAGGACATCAGTAAACTCCTCGTCTCCCATGTAGTGAGCCAGCATACGTAGCTCTAGTCCACTAGCGTCAACACCCACTAGCTTACGTCCCTCTGGTACAATCCAGCAGTCACGGCACTCCTTGCCAAACTGTGAGTTAACCGAAGGAACCTGTGCCATGTTGGGGTTCTGGTGCGTCATGCGTCCGGTGACAGCACCGTTTGTTGTAACCCTTCCGTGTACCCGTCCGTCATCCTGTACGTGGTCTATCCAAGAGGAGACTTGTGCGTATCGCTTTTGGAGTAATAGGTACTCCAGTACACAAACAGCCTCCGGTACGTGTTTGTTCTCTTCCAGCGTCCTCTCGTCCACC